ATCGTGTCTCTATCGGAGGGCAACCAGCCCGAACTGGCGGCAACTAGCCACGACTGGCCACGACTGGAAACGATCGTCACCGATCAGGCTGGATCGTTCGGGGCTGATGTGCAGGGATGGGCAGAACAGCATCTAGGGATAACGCTTATGCCGTGGCAGGTTCGTGCGCTTGACGGTCAGCTGGCTTATGACGATCAGGGTGAGCTGTTGCATCGGACAAGCCTTGTTTCTACTGCCAGACAGAACGGAAAGACCGTTGCTCTAGGTAGTTTGGTTGGCTGGTGGCTCACAGAGATGCCAAAAATACGGGGCAAGAAACAAACCGTGCTTACGACGGCTAACCGACTTGACTTAGCGATCACACTGTTCGATGAGATCGCCCCAGTGCTCGAGGCACGCTTCGGTGCATCCTGTGTCAAGGCTTACGGTCGTAACTCGGTGACGATGCCTGATGGCAGCAAGTGGACGGTCAGAGCTGCGAAGCCATCGGTCGGTCACGGCACTAGCAACGATCTGATCGTGGCAGACGAAATCTGGGACATGTCGCAGCTCGCTATTGACGGCGGTCTAATCCCGTCAATGCGCGCACGAAAATCACCGCTGCTCAGTTGCTGGTCAACGGCTGGCACTGAAGCCTCAACCGCGTTTCTGCGCTGGCGTGAGCAAGGCCTGAGAGCTATTGACCGTGGTGAACGATCGTCGTTGTACTTTGCCGAGTGGTCACCGCCACCAGACTTAGACCCGATGAACCCTGCCGCATGGGCTTACGGCAACCCTGCGCTCGGTCACACTTTGGAACTTTCTACGATCGAAGCCGAGTCACAAAACCCTGACCGCGCACAATTCTTGCGAGCATCCGTCAATCTGTGGGTGGCCTCAGATCGCGGCTGGATACCGCCGGGTGTCTGGCCTGCGCTCGAGCATGAAGGTGACATACCCAAAGGCGGCATCGTTGCCATCGAAACCAGCATGGACGACTCGCGGTACTTTGGTCTGCGCGCAGTCTCGCTGCCTGACCGTCGCATCGTGGTGACTGTGGCGTTCGTTGTGGACAGCTTTGCAGCTCTCTTGCTCGAGGTTGATCGGCTCACCGCTGAGGGTTGCCGCTTCGCGATCTCACCCAGCATTGACATCCAGTGGCCTCGACACCTAGAGACCAAAAAGGTCATTGTTGGCTACGGCGAAATACTGAAATACACCCCCACAGTAAGAAACCTGATAGCAGAAAAAATGCTGCTACATGACGGCTCAACCCAACTCGCTGAGCATGTCCAGCGCGCTGTTGCTGTCCGATCGCAAGGCTCTGTCGCAGTGTCATCACAAAGATCACCCGGGCCGATTGAGTTGTGTCGCTGCATGATCTGGGCAGCTGCATTGTGCTCAAGGCCGTCAGTGTCTGGGAAGCCGATGCTGGTCACTGTTAGTCAGTAACATACCCTCGGCACTCGGTCGAAGTACCTAGCCTTTCGTCGGGAACTGATTAGGCCGATCGAGTGCCACCATCACAGCGCCTGCGTCTGTAATGTTGTGGCATGGCATTATTCGATCGCAAAGTCAGCAAGGCCGCCATCAGTCCTGCGCCTGCTAAAGCGGCAGCAGCTGGAGCAAACATTTACGGCAATCAAAACACTTCTGTAAATGTCTTCAATCAGTATTATTCGTGGCGTGAGGGTGAACAGCGTAATTTGCTGATGACCATCCCAGCGGTGTCGCGTTGCCGCGATCTTTTAGCATCCGTTATCGGATGCATGCCCTTGCGCGCATACAACATGAGCTGGGACGGCGAGCGCATGGTCAAGAATTACATTGCACCTCGATCATGGATGCGTCAACCAGATCCACAAAATACCTACGCCCATTTTTTTAGCTGGGTATTTGATGACCTTTACATGTTCGGTCGAAGCATTATCCACATCACATCAAGGACGGCTGATGGCTTTCCTGCGTCCTATCAACGGCTACCAGTCGGCTCAATTACCACGACTGATCAAACAGGTCCCGTCTGGTTTGCGCCAAGTAATCAAGTTTATTTCAACGGCGTAGAACTTGACACGCGCGATCTCTTGCAAATCTTGTCGCCAACAACAGGACTTGTTTATACCAGCGTGTCAGCAGTAGAAACCGCACTCAAAATTGAGGCCGCACGAAATCGCAATGCATCTTCGTCAATTCCTGCTGGCATTCTTAAGCAAACTGGTGGCGAACCATTAAGCGCACAAGAACTAGCCGATCTTGCAGCTGCGTTTAACGCCGCTCGAGCAACTAATCAGACTGCTGCGCTTAACGAGTTTCTATCTTATGAAGCAACAACAATGAGTCCAGACAAAATGCTGCTTATTGAATCAGCCAACTACAGCGCACTAGAAATGGCACGACTTGGCAATGTGCCGCCATACTTGGTCGGCGTATCTACCGGCTCATACTCATATCAGTCATCGCAGCAGGCTCGCGCAGACCTTTACATCTTCGGTGTCAAACTTTACGCAGAAGCCATCGCCGAAGCATTCAGCATGAACAGCATTTTGCCGATTGGCACTTATGTCGAGTTCGATGCCGAACAATATTTAGAAGAAAACTATCTAGCAGACAAAGAAGATGAACCTACTTATCAAGAAAACACGCAAGAGGAGTTAGCAAACCGATGATCAAACTAATCGCAGGAGACTTTACGCTCGACGCTGCCGCAGGAGACACCCCGCGCCGCTCAATTTCAGGAACAGCAGTTCCCTATAATGTTCCAGCAGTTGTCTCAGATGGCACTGCCGTGATCTTTCGCCCAGGATCGCTTCCAGTCACAGGCAAAGCGCCTCGTCTGTTTATGTACCACGACGCATCCATGCCAGTAGGCATTGTGACTGAGCGCGTAGAAACCGAAGAAGGAATGCTTTTCACCGCAAAAATCAGCGCCAGCTCCCAAGGCCAAGACGCCATGATTATGCTGCAAGAGACCGTTATTGACCAAGTGAGTGTGGGTGTGACCCCTCAAAAGTTCTCATACGACGAAGACGGCACAATGATCATTGAGTCCGCTTCATGGACAGAACTCAGCCTCGTCCCCGTAGGCGCATTTGGGGACATGGCAAATATTGCCACCGTCGCTGCAAGTATCCACCACGAACCCGAAAAGACCGATAATAATGAAATACAAGAACCCACAGAGGAGACAGAACCCATGTCAGAAGTAACCGTCCCAGCAGTAGAAGCAAGCATTCCTACCGCTTCAATTCCAGCACAACCAAAGCGCGAGTTTGCAATGCCATCGGCAGCAGAAGTACTCGCTGCTTACCACATCGGTGGCGACACTTACCACAAAGTCAGTGACGCTTTCAAGCAAGCACAACGCCGCAACCAAACAGCATTGCAAGCAGCAGCTGGCGACATTGTTACGGGCGACACCCCGGGCCTCTTGAATATTCCAGTGCTCGGACCTCTCTTCCAAGATCTGAACTTCGTGCGCCCTGTGGTTTCGGCATTCGGCGCAAGGGCGATGCCCTCAACAACTTCCCGTCAGTTCGTGAGACCAACCATCACAACTCACACATCGGCAGCAGTGCAGAGCAATCAGCTTGATGCAGTATCGGCAACCACAATGGTTATCGCTGCAAACACAGTTACCAAGTCAACTGTTGCTGGTCAAGTCACACTCTCAATTCAGGACATCGACTTCACAGATCCAAGCGCGCTCCAACTTGTGTTAAACGACCTCGCAGGGGAAGTGCTCATCAAAACGGACGACATCGCAGCAGATGCGCTTGTTGCTGGTAAGACAGCATCAGGCTCAACATGGACGGTAACCGCTGGTGACCCAACCTCGTTGATTAACTCGCTGTATGACGCAGCACGCGAAATTGCAGAAGACAGCAACTTTTTCCCAACACACTTGTGCGTGTCACCAGATGTGTGGGAAAAGCTCGGCGCTCAGTTGGACGCAAACAAGCGACCAGTTCTTGGTTACACCACTAACGGTGTTCTTGGACAAAACAGCATCGGTCGTGTAGGTGGCCTTGGCTACAACGCAATGGATGTAATGGGCTTGACGCTGGTTGTTGATAACAACTTTGCATCGGGAACCATGCTTGTTGTGTACTCGCCGGGCTTCGAGATCTACGAGTCTGGCGCTTCTTTGCAATCGTTCGAGAACCCATCCACATTGGGCCGCACGCTGAGCATTCACCAGTACTTCGCCACATTCGTTGCTAAGTCCAGCTTCATTCAGTCGATCACGATCGCCTAGTCGAGAGCGGAGCATCCGCTCATGGCTACATACAGCGTTACACAAAAGTATCTACTGGACAACTACGCCGTACTGCAATCTCTAACCCCCACAGAAATTGCAGTCGGTCAGTCCATAACTGTTGCTTCAGTGGATGCAACTTTTAACGGCACATTCACTGTTCGCGCATTGCCTCAATATCTGTACATCGGTATAGACACTGAGGGCGATCTGCTTTACGACATAAATGTGCCTATCGCTAATCAGGTGCTTTATGCAAAGACAGCAGACAATGTTGAGCGCACCGCTGCGACTGGCACGATTACCTATACGCAGACCTGCACTTGGGTGACCGCCGCGCAGCTCATCACATACCTTGGCGTACAGATAACAGACCCATCGGACGATTACACGCTGATCACTCAAGCCGTATCTGCTGGTAATAACTTTGCATATCGTCGCCGTCAAGAGGCTGGCTACATTGACAGTCTCACAACTAGTCCGGGTGGGGATGCCACCCTTGGCACACTTATGTATTGTGCAGCTCTTTGGCGCAGCCGTGGCTCGCTTGAAAACACTTTTGCATCCTTTGACGGAATGGGCGCAGCGCCTCAGCAAAGCCTCACACCGATCGTAAAACAGTTGCTTGGCATCGACAGGCCTGCCTGCGCCTAATGGCTTACACAGACGCTCTCAACGGGGCTATTGACAGCCTCACGACCACACTTACGGCGGTCACTGGTCTGAGGGTGGTTAACGACCCCACCAAACTCGTGCCGAACTGCGTGTACATCGACGCGCCATCCTTCACCACGATCGCTGGCAATGGCAACATCATCCGCATGGACTTCCCGATCAAGGTCATCGGCTCAGGCCCAGCAGGCCTACCAGTCCTACGCACCATCCTCGACATCGTCAGCAAAGTCCTACTCAGTCCAATTATCGTCATGGCAGGCCGCCCCAGCAACCTCGAAATTGGTGGACAGCTCTTCCCATGCTACGACCTTGACTGTGGCATACAAGCACAAAGCGCATAAGGAGAAACATGTACACCATCATCAGCCCTCGCCTAGGTAACCCGGGCGATCAGTTCATCCCAGAGGAAGGTGTCAACATTGACGCACTGCTCGACGGCGGCCTGATATCCACCGACAGCGTAAAAAAATCATCTAAAGTCAAATCAGAACCCAAGGAGCAATAACATGGCTATCAGCAGCACCTACCTCTCTAACCCAAGCATCACAATCAACTCTGTGGACTTGAGCGATCAATGCACTAGCGCAGTGATTAACTATGTGTCGGAGCAGTTGGAAAACACGACTTTTAGCAACACTTCGCGCAGCTTCACATCGGGTCTCTACTCGAACAGCGTCACCGTCACTCTCTACCAGTCATACGCCGCAAGTGAGACCGAGGCCAGCATCTACAGCCTCGTAGGCACGACCACAACGCTTGTACTGAAGCCAGCATCGGGCGCAGCATCAGCAACCAACCCGTCGTACACATTGACTGGTGCATTCTTGTCGGCACACACACCGATCAACGCTTCGCTTGGCGAACTGTCCACGATCGATCTCACATTTAGCGGTGGCGTTCTAACTAAAGCCGTCGCATGATCTCGCGGCATCAGCCGCTGAGAATTACAAGTAGCAAGACCGCACAAGCGGAGCCTTGCCCGACAAAGGAGAAACTATGAAAGTCAAACTATCTATTGACCTTGGCGATGGTAAGCCAGCACGCGAAATGGTAACCAATATGCTTGCCATTGTTGACTGGGAGAAAACAGAAAACCGTCGATCAGCTGACGGCAAAGGCATTGGCTTCAGCGATATGTGCTGCTGGGCTTACACCCTTTGCAAACTTGCTGGAGACAAAGTGCCAGCCAACTGGCGCGAATGGGTTGCCGAATATCCTGACATGACCATTACACCTATCAACGAGGTAGCAGACGAGACCCCTTTCATCGAGGGACTTGGCGGCGAAGCCTCTGCGAAGTCCTAGCGTTAACAGGCTTCTGGCCAAAGGAGATCGAGTTCACTATGCGAGACCTGAACACCGTCACCTATGTGCTTGAGCAGATGCACCGAAAGAAATAATTATGCCTGTTTCAGCCTCGGTCGAAGTAGTTGGTCTTAAGGAAACAATTAACGCGCTGCGCAAAATTGACCCACAACTACAGAAAGACTTTAAGGCTGAAGCGACTGCTATTGCACAGCCAGCGATCCAAACTGCCAAAACTGCATATAGCCAATTCCCACTATCGGGCATGGCATACCGTTGGTCTGATCGAGGCCGCAAGATATTCCCGTTCACGATCTCAGGCGCACAAACTGGTGTAAAGATGCGCTTTGACACTCGACGCAACGCTGTTGGCGTAATCCTGATCGAACAAAAGAATGCGGCTACAGCAGTGTTTGAGGGTGCAGGACGCAAAGACACAAACCGTTTAGGCACATCACTGGACTCGGTATCAACTGAACGCGGCTTTGCCATGGCGATGCCGGGTAGAACTCGACTGATCGGGCCAGCGGTCTATAAAGCACGACGCGGCATTGAGGGCGAAATGGAAAAGATGGTGCTTAAAACCATTAACGAAATACAGAAAGACCTTAACTAATGGCATTGTCAATTCCCATCATCAGCGAGTTTCAAGGCGGTGGCGTAGATAAAGCCATCAAACAATTCCAGCAGCTGGACGGCGTAGGCGCAAAGACAGGCTTTGCTCTCAAAAAAGCGTTTTTGCCTGCTACTGCTGCGCTCGGTGCATTAACCGCTGGCATCGGTCTCGCCACCAAGGCGGCAATGGAAGATGAAGCTGCGCAGCTTGAGTTGGCTCGCCAGTTACGCACCACGACACAGGCCACCGATGCCCAGATTAAAGCGGTAGAGCAGTCCATTAGCGCGTTCAGTAAGCAGACCGCTATGGCTGACGATCAGCTGCGCCCAGCTTTGGCGAACCTTGTGCGCGCTACAGGCTCGCTTGAGTTGTCACAAAAGGCAATGGCTGTCACTGCTGACCTTGCTACAGCCAAAAACATTGACATGGAGTCCGCCAGCGTTGCAGTGTCTAAAGCCCTTGCAGGCCAAACTGCTGCGCTCATCAAATTAGACCCATCGCTTAAGGGCGTAATTGACTCGTCCTCGAGCGCCGATGAGATCATGAACGCGCTTAACAACTCGGTAGGCGGAGCAGCTGAGACCTTTGCAAATAGTGCTGAGGGCGGTCTAAAGAACTTTGGCATCCAGATGGACGAACTCAAAGAGAGCATCGGAGCCGCGTTTATTCCTGTAATGGAAAAACTGCTGCCCTATGTCTTGGACTTTACGACCTTCCTACAAGACAACACAAAAGCCCTGCTTATCGTTGTCGGCGCTATTGCAGCAATGACCACAGCCATCGTGGCAGCCAATGTCGCCATGAAAGCCTACAACGCGTTTCAGTTGGTCGTTACCGCTGGCAACGCGGTGCTGGCAGGATCGTTTACCACGGTCTCGGCATCGGCTGGCATCTTGACTAAAGGCTTAGGCGTAGTCATCCTTACCCTCGGCCTGCTGTACGAGGTGTATCGCGAAGGCCCACGGGCTGTAGCAGAGTTCATGCTGCCGTTTAAGCAGTTTGCTGTCGGCGTGTACAACTCGGTCAAGGTAGTTGCCAACGGCGTAAACCAAATCATTAACGCTGCGATCATTGGACTCAACCAATTAATCAACGCGCTTAATGTGATACCGGGTGTCAGCATCGACCTTATCCCACTTGTGCCAATGCTGGACTACACATCACTGCCACAACTAGATGTACCGGCAGCAACAGGATCAGGCTTCGCGCGCGAAGGCGGCACAGGGTCAATCGGCAGCAGCCCATTGGCAATGATCGAGTCAGCCCTAGTCACACCAACCCCAGCAGCTGGCGGCGGTGGCGGTGGTAATGGTAAAGCTGCAAGCGTCCTAGACCTGAGCAAGAACTATGCAGGCAACATGGGCGGCAACTACGGCATTACAGGCAACGCAGCAGACTTCTCCAGCCTGTTTGACCAGTTCATGGTCGAGCGCGGCACACCTATCACAGTCAATGTGAACGGCGGTCTAGCCACCTCAGCCGATATCGGGCGTGCTGTAGTGAACAGCATTAAAGCCATGAACCGAGTGGACGGCCCAGCACAAATACAGGTCGCCTGATGGCTGCCACAATCGTCCAGTCAGGGTCGTATGACTTGCAGATCGCTACAGGCTTCCTAGTTGACGCGTTTACCCTTGACGACAGCTTAAAAGGCGTACTAAACAACACCAGTTATGTGCTGGACGGTACAACAGAGTTCGCGTCTGTTATTGACGGCGCTACTGGCATCAGCGTGTTCCGTGGACGCAGAGACATCGGCGATCAGTTCACTGCTGGCACAATGAGTTTTGATCTAAACGACACATTTACTGGCGGCGTATTTAATCCGTTTGATACCGAGTCACCGTATTACGACACTGCTCAGGCTGTACCGGGTTTAGCGCCAATGCGCAAGGTCGTGCTTACCCGTGAAGGACAAGAACTATTTACGGGCTACATTGTTGACTACTCGTACAATTTTAATCTTGGCGGTCTTGACACTGTTTCTGTTACTTGCGCCGATGACTTTTATTTGCTCAGCCAAACCTACTTAAACGAGTGGAATGTCACCGAAGAACTTGCCAGCGCACGATTAGTAGCTTTGCTGGCTCTGCCTGAAGTGAACGCGTTTCAGTTGCCAGGTGAGCAGAACATTGCCATTTCGACAATTACCCTTGGCGGCGCAGCTGCTTACACCGTCCCTAACGGCACATCGGTCGCTGCGTACACAGCCAAGATAAACGAGTCTGTACAGGGACGCATCTTTATTGCCCGTGACGGCGTGTTTACATTCCAAGACCGCATCGGTAATACCCTGTCAGGCTCATCAGCAGATTTCCACGATGACGGCACAGCAATACCTTACGACAATGTAGGCATTTCGTTTGAGGCCAACCAAGTCATCAACCGCGCATCCGTCACCCATGCAGGCGCGTTCAGCCCAGAGATCGCTGAGGACTTGACCTCGCAGGCCACCTACTTCATTCAGACCACAGCCATCAGTGACGCGCTAGTTCATAACGGAACAGCAGCCCTAGCGCTAGCCAACTACCTGCTCGTAGGCGAGCCTGAGGCGCGTTACACCAATGTGTCAACACCGTTTGCATCTCTAACCGATGCCCAGCGCGACACGGTGGCAGTCCTTGAGATTGGGAACACGGTCACCATCGAGAAGTCTTTTACTAGCGGTAACACGATCACATCGCTGGCACAGGAACTAGCCATTGAGGGCATCCAACACGAGATTGACCTGTCAACAGGCCACCGCATAACCCTCTTTACTTCGCCCACAACGCTTGTGTACGAGCTGATCTTGGATGATTTGGTATATGGCACAATCGACACAGAAAATGTCTTAGGATAAGGAGTACTTATGGCAGCAAAATGGACAGACTTCGTTAGCGGCGCGGTGCTCACCGCCGCGCAACTTAATGGCGTTTTAGATAACTTTGCCGACACAGCAATTTTCAACGAAACACAAGCAAGCGGCACGGCTGGCGGAACTTTTACTAGCGGCAGTTTTGTTAAGCGAACACTCAACACAACAATTGTAAACAACATCACAGGCTGTACTTTGACGGCAAGCGTTATAGCCTTACCTGCTGGCACATATCAAATAACGGCAAGCGCCCCAGGTGGAGACTGCACACAACATGCAACCAAATTGCGAAACACAAGCGACAGCACCGACACACTTATCGGCACAACTGAAAGAGCACCAAACGGCACAAGTGTTCAAACACGCTCATTTGTAACTGGTGTGTTTACTATTGCCGCTACCAAAAACTTTGAATTGCAGCACCGTTGTTCAACGACTGCAGCAACAAACGGCCTTGGCTATGCGAGCACATTTGGCGTAAGCGAAATCTATTCCGTTGTAGCAATCAAAAGGATTGCATAATGGCTGCACCAACTACCGCCGAAATTAACGCACAAATTGGCAATGCAACACGCGAACTAGCACCCGGTACAACATGGAAGTACAACGAACCGGGTGACGGCTACTACTGTCTTGAATGGATGGACGACCCAGCATTGCAGCCAACCGAAGCTTCCACAATGGCAAAAGCCACCGAACTGGCAGCCAACCCACCACCGACGGCGTAATGCGATGGGCGCGCAGATTACTGGCGTTATCGTGGCTGGCTGTTTTAGCGTTCTGGTGGCTCTCATCCACACCATGAGAAAAGAAAACCGTAAAGACCACGGCGAAGTACAACGCTCACTCGGACGCATTGAACAGAAAATAGACGGACACATGGAAGGACACTCATGAAACCACAAGATAAAGCAATGATTGCCTCATACGCTCGATCAATGGTCGGCGCATCCCTCGCCCTGTACCTTGCCGGCAACACCGATCCAAAAGACTTACTAGCAGCTGCGATAGCGTCAGTAGCACCAGTCTTATTACGCTGGCTCAACCCGAAAGACCCATCGTATGGACGCACCAAAAAACCCACCGCTTAAACGGCACTACCACAAACTGGTATTACCCTCAACGCTTGCCCATGTCGTGCCGGGTGAATTACCGATCGGCTTGCTCAAAGATGTAAAGCCTTACGGCAAACTGCATATTCTTGCAGCTGATGCGTACATGGCTTTACGCGACGCAGCGTTCGCAGCAGGGGTCAAAACTTTTAAACCCAGTTCCGCTTCAGACTGTTATCGCAGCACAGCGACCCAGACCGCTGGCTTTCTTGCTAGATACACCACTACGCCACTGCCAAACACATCAACGCGGACATGGAAAGGTGTCACTTACTACCTCAAGCCGAACTGCGCCCCGATGGCTGCACCAGGTACATCGCGGCATAACTTCGGGCTGGCCTGTGACATTTCGGACGCATCAGAAAAGCAACGAATGGATTTTATGCTTGCCAACATTCAGTCTTATGGCTTCACTTGGGAAGTCGAGTCCGAGCCATGGCACATCTTTTACTATGTCGGCGACCGCGTTCCAACCCTTGTGCAGCAATGGAAACAGGCGAAAGCCTTGCTTTAGTCACACCCATTGCCTAGGGTCGAAGTACCGACGGAAGGCAAGCGAAAACCATGGACGCCAAGACCTACATCTACGAGGTGTACACCTCAAACCTAGAAACAGGTCAACAGGTCATGGTGCAGATATTTCGTGACCCACTCGACGGTCGTGTGCTGCACTCGCAGCTCGCGTTTAAGGA